CAACACAGGTTACGCTGTTGATTTAACACATGACCCTAAGCATGGTATTGATTGCGTTGAAATCTTTGAGAAACTAAAAGAAGATAGGCGAGTTAAGTACCTTATTTTTAAAGGGAAAATCTGGTCGCGAGACCGTGCTAAAGAAGGCAATCGTAAATACACTGGAAGTAATCAGCACGATAAACATCTACACATATCCATTGAAGATGGTAAAGGTAGCGATACTTCACCTTGGTTCTGGTGGTTAAACCAGCCAAAGGTAATCAATCAAGTTGTTGCTAAGTTAACACCAACGCCTGCTAAGAAGGCATATAAAACAGAAGTTTGTACATGTTGCAAATTGCACGGTACAAAGTAAACGAGGAGGAAACAATGGAACAATTTAAACAACTCGGACTGACATGGTTCCGTGCTGCGGCATCCGCTGCTGTTGCACTTTACCTTGCTGGTGAGACAGACTTTAAAACCCTTGGTGCTGCTGCCCTTGCTGGCTTTGCAGGTCCACTACTAAAGTGGTTAGACCCATCGGCTACACAGTTTGGTAAAGGCTCCAAGTAATAAGACTTAAGACACAAAAGAACCCCCGCGCTAGAGCAATCTAGTTAGCGGGGGCTTTTTTGTTTTTCCCGCAAAGCCCTATAATCCGCTTCCCCTACAGACTATAGTTAATTTACTGTAACACTATCCGCCAGTCTTGTAAAATCCTGGACCTCTAAAATGTACAGCGGGTGGGGTAAAGACTCGGCGCATTACGCCTTCGCACAGGCTACATTTTGGCACTGTGCCTGACTCATTGACAGATAGAATTAATTCCTGAACTACATTACAGGCGTTACATTGGAAATCATACTGTGGCATCTTCACCATCCGCAGGGGTAGGTACAGTTACTTGTGCCCCACACAGCGCACACTCTGCATCGGTAAACCACATAGAAATTTCGTTATCCTCAAACATACAGCCCACTTTAAAAAGTTTTGAGCCACAAGGACAAGCATGCGTGGGAATACCACGATAGTTAGCCAACATGCTAGAATTAGGCTTACGCCTTAGCCTAGATAGACTTAACCAGTTCATCACGAACAGGAGTGTAACGGATTTTTTCGTAAAGTACATCAGTGTAATTCAATCGGCGTGTCGGATAATAGACGAGACGTTGTGTAGTAAACTCCTCTATTGTAAAGGAGAAATACATGACACTAGAAGAAAAAACTGGGAGAAACTACATCTCTCACAGCGCCATGAGCACTTGGCTCAACTGTGGTTGGTCGTATTACCTATCCCGTATACAGAATGTAGCGCAGAACCCATCCTACTGGCTTGTAGGGGGCAAGGCTCTGCATGAGTTAACTGAAATCTATGATGCTCTACCGCTTGGTAGCCCGTTTGATTCCACTGCTGTATTTACACAGCGATGGGATGAGAACTACAAGCAGGCTGACAATGGCATGCCGTTCCGTGCTGGTGGCAGAGCAACCAAGGCTTATCCCAACAAGGAAGATACTTCTTGGTGGTTAGATAACGGACCTAAGATGGGTGATTTCTGGGTGCAGTTCCGCCATGACAGCGGATATCAGATGTATCACCTACCTGATGGGGCACCTGCCATTGAAACTGAACTCAACGTTCAGATAGGTGGGGTCAATATGAAGGGATTCCTTGACCGCCTTATGGTCGCGCCAACGGGGGAACTTGTTGTAGTTGATATTAAGACATCAAGCAAGGCACCAATAGCCTTCACACAGTTAGGCACCTACGCTATTATGTGTGAGAAGTTACTTGGTGTTCGCCCTACTTTAGGTGCGTACTTCATGGCTCGTACTGGCGAGTTAACCCCACCAGTAGACTTATCGCACTACACAGAAGCACGACTTGGACAGTGGGTTAGTGGCTTCAAGATTGCCGTTGAGAACAACATCTTCATACCACAGCCAGGATTTATGTGTGGTACTTGTTCAGTCAACAAAGCATGCTACGCAGTTAAAGGCGAAGATTCGCACATGTACCCAGAACTAGGAGAAACAAATGAGTAATCAAAACGCAGCAATTCAGATTAACTTCAAGACAAAAAAAGATGGCATGCTTATTAACCTATACGCAACTGATGCGTTAGAACTAGATACCTTGCTTGATGTAGTAAGTCAGCGTATCGCAGCACTGATTGACCTTGAAACAACAGTTGAAAATATGGCAACGATTAAGACTTCATTCCCTGGAGCAGAAGTTATTAACCAAGGTGTAGCACCAGCGCAAACATACGCACAACCAGCGCAGCCAGCGCAACAGTATCAACAGCCAGCACCTGTCGCACAGGGTTATGCGCCAGCACCAACAGGGGCTGCTCCATCATGTACATGTGGCGCAGGTCCAATGCGCTTAGTCAAGGCTGGTATCAGCAAGTCAACAGGCAAGCCATACCGCGCCTTCTATTCATGCCCACAGCCACAAGGTATGCAGTGTAACAACCGAGTAAACGCATAGTAGATGCGCCGTTTATCCCGTGCTATTAAGACTGCCTCACAAGGGGGTGCCACTTTACCTACGGTGTGGCGCTCTCTTGCTGAGCAGCAAATAGCGTTTAGACGGGGTGAAGTGAGTATGGTTGCGGGTCCTCCAGGCTCAGGTAAATCTACCTTTGCCTTGTCACTCGCAGTCCATGCTCAGGTTCCCACCCTGTACATCTCAGCAGATACACACTCACACACAATGAGTTTGCGTTTGCTTGCGATGATTACAGGCAGACCACAACAAGAAGTAGAACCATTGATGGAAGCAGACAGAGAATGGGCAGCACAAATGCTCAAGCCTGCCGACCACATCATGTGGGAGTTTGACTCAGCACCAACGCTTAAGGATGTAGAAGATGCAGTTCTCGCATCACGAGAGCGCTTAGGTCAAGATGTTGAACTCATCGTACTTGACAACGCAGTTGATGTAACCCTTGATGGACAAGATGAGTGGGGCGGATTGCGTACCCTCATGCGTGAACTCAAGTGGTGGGCTAGAGAAACTGGCGCTGCTGTTGTTGTCTGTCACCATACAAGTCAAGGCGTTGCGGGTAATCCTTGCCCACCAAGCAGCGCACTACATGGAAAAATTGCTCAGACCCCATCGTTAATCCTTACTGTGTATAACCAAATTGCTTCAATGGGTGTGTGCGCAGTAAAGAACCGTTACGGTCCTGCGGATTCAACAGGCGCGAGTCCAGTCTGGCTTGCGTACAACCCAGCCAGTATGCAACTGGCAGATTTATTACAGGCATAAGGAGAAGTTATGACACCTAATTGGGAAGTCAAGGTGGTAGAAAACGCTGGAGAATTACAAGGTAGTTTAAACGCTGAGGATGTAGTTGTCCCTACGAAGCCATTGATTACAGACATTAAATCACAGTTAACGTTTATACCTAAACAATTTTCATGGACAGTGGGATGGAGAGCGTATGTTTGGCAGGAAGAAGAAAGCGGTAAATTTCAAGACCTCACAGATGAGGAATTCAAAAGACTCCTTAATGATGGCACTATCAATTACACCAGAGATGCTGGAACAGGCAGTGAAGTCAGCGAAACAGATACCAATGGAGATGAGACAAGCGATTCTTGATGGACTACCAGAGTTTATGGAACGTATTGATGAGGCGACACAAAAGATTTACGACCCATCCCAAGTCTGGTTTGAATCTTTACAGTTCGCTGATTATGTTGAACAGTTGGCTCAGCATCTTGCTGAGGACCACGGACCAGAATGTAGAGAAGAAATCGCAATCCAACTCCGACTCATGAGTGAGTCTTGGAAAGACTTAGCAGAGAACGCAATGGAAGTACTCGACAAATCAGAGGAAGTGTTTAAACATAATGCACAGTAATAAAGAAACTCTTTCAGTTATTTGGTGCGACAATGGCAACACTGATGGCAAGTTTACAGAGGGCTTGGTATACAGCATCATCACAGGTGAGGTGCCATTCCACAATGCTATTCGTGTACAAGGTAATCAGATTGCTCGCCAACGACAGGCTGCGTTTGATATGTGGAACAAGGTTGGAACCGACTGGGCACTGTGGGTTGACTCCGACATTGTACTTACCAAAGAGACAGTCAAGATTCTATGGGATACCGCTGACAAAGTATCTCGACCAGTTGTAAGTGGTGTGTACTTTATCTCAAAGCAGATGGAGAACTCACTGATGCAGCCTATGCCTGCTATCTTTGATGAGGGTGATAACGAGTATGAGATTAAATATAAGCACCCACTGCCACGCAATCAGGTACTTAGGGTTGATAGCGCAGGTTTAGGTTTGGTCTTAATACATAAGTCTGTTATCAAAGCGTTACATGATAAGCACGGCGAGAATGACTTCCTATTCGCAGAGAACAACGCAACTGGTGAACAGTTTATTGGTGAGGACATCTCCTTCTTCCGTAAGGTTAAAGCAGCGGGTGTTCCTGTCTATGCCAACACATCAGCATTAGTTAAACACATGAAGCGTTTTGCTTTTGATGATAATTATTACAACCTTTACTGGGCAGCCATCGAGGGTGCGGAAAGGGCTAAGCAAAATGCCGACACAACAAGCGAGTAACAAGCGCCGAGGCGCAGCATGGGAAATTGATTTAGCCGATTGGCTAATGCAGGAAGGGTACAACGCACAGCGTTTGCCACGGGCAGGGCGCAATGATATTGGAGATGTTTATCTACCCACTGTTAATGATGGTTATGTTATTGAAGCCAAGGCACCAAGGCGTGATGGGCGTATTGACCTATCTGGTTGGTTGCGTGAGGCTGAGGTTGAAGCAGAAAACTATCGTGTACAAAAACGATTGTTGCTTGCGCCAACACCATTGGTAGTTATCAAGGCAAACAACAAGGGAATTGGGGATGCTTATGTCGTACAGAGGCTCAGTAATGCGCTCCCAAAACTCTAAGCATGACATAGTTAAAGTATTAGAGCACTACGGATTTACTATTCCAACTAATCGCAGTGGTTGGTTAACTGTTAGGTGCGCCTTCCACAACGATAAAGTTAAGTCAGCGCGTTTGAACATAGAAAACGGCGGGTTCCGTTGCTTCGCATGTGAGATGTCTGGTGATGTTTATTCACTTATTATGAAGAAAGAAGGAGTTAACTATGTCGAGGCTCTCGAAATCGCAGAGGGAATTACTGGCGAAAGCAACGGAGAACTACGAAAAAAACCTAGACGAGGTGGCTCCGTATCTGGAGAGTCGCGGTATAACCAAGGAGACAGCACTTATGTTCCGCCTCGGCTTCGTAAAGAATCCTGAGGCAGGACACGAACCTTACCTTGGCAAGTTGGCTATCCCATACCTGACACCATCGGGAGTAATTGACATACGCTTTCGTAGTTTAAGCGGTGACAATGGACCTAAATATCTATCAAGACCTGGCGCAACCACACACATCTTTAATGTTGCTGCGTTGAATACAGATTCAGATGTGCTTGTTATCTGTGAGGGTGAGATAGACACAATGATTGCCACCCAAGTGGGCTTCGCAGCAGTTGGTTTGCCTGGCGCTAACAACTGGAAACCTTTCTACTCTCGTGTCCTTGCCGACTGGGAAAAGATTATGTTGTTCTGTGATGGTGATAATGCTGGTAAGGAAATGGCTAAGACAATCGCTCGTGAACTAGACAATGTGTTCCCAATCTTTATGCCTGAGAACTGTGACGTGAACGATGTGTACCTCGCCGAGGGCGCAGAAGGACTACATAAACGAGCGGGTGTCTAAACAATGGCAAAGAACTCAAGTTTTGATTTAGACTTTGGGTACGGTAGAAAAGGCGAGCAGTTAGTTGACGAGTTATTAACTGGGGGAAGAACAGTAGAAGTAAAGCGTGACCGCAAGTGGTTTAAAACCAACAACCTATACATTGAAACTGAGTGTTACTTTCTTAAGACAGAAGCGTGGGCACCTAGCGGATTAGGTGTAACAGAAGCATCGTACTGGGCGTTTGTGTTACAGGAATCTACTTTAATTGTACCCACTGATGTGCTTCGCTTCGCAGTTAAAGAGTATGGCAGAGAGATTAAGTGTGAGATACCCCCGAATCTTAGTAAGGGTTACCTCATAACAGTAGATGATTTAATGACAGCGACAAGGAAATATAAAGATGGATAAGCAAGACAAAGTTTGGGAAACTATCTACGGCACAGCACGGCAGGTTGCCTCACGCAGTAACCGCATCCATCGCGGACTTGTAACCACTGATGATGTGTACCAACACTTATCATTATGGGCATTGGAACATTGGCACAAGATAGAGGAGTGGGAACAGCAAGAGTCGTTGAAGTTTAAACTACGCCGTACTTTCTACAATGAAGCGCAGAAGTATGTCGCACGAGAGCGCTCACACCACTCACGCACGCCTATGTCTGATAGTTTTTACTACACACATGAAGTGTTACATGAACTGTTGCGTGATGCGTGGACATACGAAGGATGGACAGATACTTCTGACTTAAGTAATGAGTTTGTATCTAAGTCAAGCAAACCTTCCGAAGGTGGCAATCGTATGGCTTTGTTATCTGATGTATCGGCAGGGCTAAAACGTTTAAATGATGCTGACCAAGAGTTAATGCGGTTGAGATATTCCAATGGTGGCATGGAGTTTGATGCGTTGGCTGAGCATTACCAAGCAACAGAGGAAGCCATACGAAAGCGTGTTAAGAGAGCGCTAACTAAGTTACAAGATAGACTGGGCGGAGAAGCACCAGTGTGGTATGGGCGTAGGCGCAATCGCACCAACGCAGAAGCACGAGATGAGGTAGGAGATAACTAATGGAAAAAAGAATCGGCAAGTATTGGTTCTCTTGGGGTGTTAAGGCTGGCTTTGGTATTGGCTTTGAAATAAATAAATACCATTGGAGTTTAGACCTCGGTTTTTGGTATGTAAGTCAGGAGTTCTAATGATTATTGGATTAAGTGGATACGCACAGTCAGGTAAAGATACGACTGCTGAATTGTTATGTCTTAATTACAAATATAAACGACAAGCATTTGCTGACCCGATGCGCCATGCGCTAATGATTATCAACCCTAAGTTGGATAGCATCACTCGTTTGTCTGAGTATGTGGATGACTATGGTTGGGATATGGCAAAGCAGAATCCAGAAGTTCGCCGTCTATTACAGGTAATCGGTACAGATTTTGGTCGCAAGATGTTGGGCGTAGATGTCTGGGTAAAAATGTTAATGGATAAATTAAACCACGAGGATAGAGTTGTTATCTCTGATGTGCGCTACCCAAACGAGGCAGAAGCAATCAGGAAACTTGGTGGTTCTGTATGGCGTATCAATCGGCGCAACCACAGTGCTGTTAATGGTCACCCATCTGAGCATGCTATGGATAACTATATGTTTAATCATGTTATCTATAACGATGGAACTCTTGATGACTTAAGTGATGAAGTCTTTATGCTTGCGATGGAACTAGGTTTAGAAAAGTAACCTGACTTAATACATAGAGAAACCCAGCAGGACAGGAGAGTACCGCTGGGCTTTTCTATGTACACCAACCTTTATGTCTCGCGTTCATAAGGGCTGGTGTACCAGATTATTCTATTATCCATGCTTAGGTTCTGTCAAACCCCAACCGATACGCTTACGAATCTTGTGTCGCATAGGTGGCGTGGTGCCACCCCATACTCCGTATCTTTCATGGGCTAGTCCCCACTCAAGGCAAGCCAGCATGATTGGACACTCGCTACACATGCGTTCAAACATCCTTTCTTCCTCGCGGGTAAACAACTCCTGCTGTGGATAAAACACCTCGGTATCTATGCCTTGGCACGCAGCCTGTGACCAGATGCTCGGTCTATATTTCAACACGAAACTTACTAGCCCCTTGTTGTAGCGGTTCTTACTTCCAGTTTCACTAACTATTTTATGGAACTCTGGTCTGTTATCTTTCATGTCTTAATACCAACCCTTTGCTAAGTGATGTGCGTATGCCTTACAGATTTGCCCTTTGCCATAGTGTCTATCAATATATTTAAGTCCAGCATCAACCTGCTTGTACCCGTTCCAT